CCCGTATAACTCCCACACTTGATAATATCAGCATCACCATCAGGGCCGAACTCACCGTCACCATCGTTGTGTGCGAAGAGGTAGGCAACGTATGTGCTGCCGTTGCCATTTAGCTTTATATTATCACCCAAGTAAAAAACAGAATCTGTTGGCGCTGTGTCGTAAAACAAGTCTTGGTCTGACCTAGCTTCTGTCGTATTAAGGAAAGCGACATAATCCTCTGGTGCAGTTGAGTCCATACCTCTGTGAAAAACCGTCCAGTTATCTGCACCGCTTGTGCGTTTAACAATAATACACCCAGGTACACTGCCAAGATTATGAGCAATCTCACGACCAGCAACACCATTCCCAGTATACGTCACCACATCAAAAAATTTAGCGGCCTTGCGAAATGTCCAAGAAACGTAATTGTAGCCAGAATAGTTTTCCGTATTCCAGCTTGATCCAAGAGTAAAACCATTAGAATTAAATACATAAAGACCCGCTTCGGCACCTGACGTGCTTTGAGCGCCAGTACCATATGTTTCTACATACTTGCGGATACCACGTTCTGTATCGTAAATCCCGCCGCCCGCACCACTAGCTCGACGCGCAAGCCAAACCATCCCACCCTCCCCATCAAGGTCAATTCCGTTGTTGATTGCTTGTGTGGAATCGTTGCCAGTGTACAAATAAGTGCTGAAAACATCTGTGATATCCAGACTTGCACCACCAGCATTTCCAGCGGCGGCTTGGAGTAATAATTTTGCTACGCTCATGCCATTGCCGCCCCTGCGAGAAAGCCGTAATAAATTGTGCCTCCATCAACAGTGTAAAAAGTGTAGACGTTAGTAGCCCCGCTTGCGGGCGCATCGGGAGCAGTCGCGGAGGCCCAGTCAACAGTAGAAGGCCATGTTAGACTTGCCGTCGCAGAAGGTGTGACTTTCAAAGCAAAACCAAACGCAGTCCCGCTACTTGGTGGGTTGCTAAATGTATAGGTCACGTTTCCGCTAGGCGCAGAATTAAACACGTTAGCTGTAGCTAAATTTAGTGTCGTGGCGTTGCTTGAATATGATGCGTCAACTTTAGTTTCTTGCAGAGTTAAAGTTTTAAGCGCACCTGTCATCGTGCCGCCAGCCAGTGGTAACTTAGTGCTGTCTGTAGTGCTATCTGCCGCCCACGTTAAGCCGCCTGTATCGCCGCTTTGAGCTGTAAGAACGTAGCCGTTTGTTGGTGTGTTGCTTATTTTAAGGTTAGCTTCGTCAATCACATTGTCAGCAACAACAGTTGCGCCATCGGCTGTAGATGTAACCTCACCAGTGTGATTAGGATGCGTGTAGACATCCGACGAACGCGCCAGCGGAACCCAAGCGCCAGAGTGTGCGTAATAAGCAAGGCCCGTTGCATGAACGTGAGCAAACATACCGTGGTATGTGGATGCGTTGGGCAAATCTGACACAGCCGAATAGAAGTTCCCAAACAGGACTTTGTTGCCGCCCATATCAAGGTCTGAAGCAACGACTGCCGCAACAGCGTTGGCGTTTGTATACGCAGCGCTGGTCTCTAGTTTGTCATTATTTAGATTAGTAAAATTGGCGTCCACCTCTACATTTGTAAGGGGCGAGCCTTTGCCTGATCGTGTTACTATGGTAGCCATAAGCCGCCCCCTTCAAATTAAGATGCTGCGAGTGTTACTGTCCAAGTGATGGACATAGTGTCATCTGCGGCTTTGTTAACGACGCTAAACACTGTACGGCAGAGCATGTCGCCGCCGCTGGATGCGTTGAACATACCGGCCTCTGTTACCGCACCGGTGGCGTCCCCTGCTTCGAACGATGACACGTACGCGACAGCCTTATTGGAACCCGTAAGCGTTGTTGAATCTATCGCTTCACGCGAACCAAGCACGCTAACAAGGTCGGTTTGCCCCGCTGCTGCGGCTGTTGTGCTAGACCCTAGAGCCATGTGACTCATAACAGCCTTAGACGTGCCAGTCATACGGCTGGCGATAAACACTAGCCCCGTGTCAACAACAAGGTTTTTTACTTCTCTGGTGTCTTTTACGTTCCCGGCCTTGTCCTTCAGGACGATGTTAAGCTGACCGGATAGCTTTAAATTTTCATGGATCATAACGATCTCCTAGGTAAAGGTTCGGGAAGCACCGACGAAGTCTTCCGCAAAGTAAGTGAAGTCAGCAAAACCCTGACTCCGTAGAGACCCTGCGTCGGTAGCCGAGGGTGTTTCGGTAAGCACTAACGGGATTGTTTTAAGTACAATAATACTGTCGGACACAGACGCTATGTCTGTGCGAGACTTTAAAAACTGCATCTCCTGATCGTCGAGGATAGATGCTTCGCCGTCGAAATCGTCGGTAGCGTAAGCTGTGTCGGTAAAGGAGCGAGAGAACGCCGTCTGAGACGCAAATGTGTCCGTGGGGTACGCAAGGTCCGAAAAGGAGCGAGAGAACGCCGTCTGAGACGCAAATGTGTCCGTGGGGTACGCAAGGTCCGAAAAGCTCCTGCTTCGAGCAAAAATTAAACTGTCTGTAACGGTTCCAGAGTCCGAGAAAAACTTTTCGGGGGCTAAACTTGCTAAGTCAGTCACCGAAGCGACGTCTGCTAGGGTTTTAAACACCGACATGATTTTTTCGTCAGTCGTCGTCGTCGTGTCCGCCCTGGCCGTAGCAAAGGAAACAGCCGCAGCGTCTGCGGCGATCGAACTGTCAGTCAGCGTTTTAAAGAAAGCTAGAACTTGAGCGTCAGTAGTTTTCGGGTTTTCAAACAACTCAGATGCCTGTAAAAACTGACCTTGGCTCAGAGAAAATTCTAAATCTAGGGTTTTGATTGTGTAAAGAAGTGTCATGCAAAATCCTCGCGTATTTTAAACTTGAGGAGTTCAAACCGCGTTTGGCGCAAACCGGAAGACAGAACCACCTCTAGTTCGCCTTCGTAATTACCTGCGTCGACATCTAAGTCGCCGGTCTGCCATTGCAAAACTGCTTTGCCGTTTGGTGCATCTTCAAACACTAAAACGCGAGAAAACAAAACGGTAGTTGTTCCCGCCGCCCTAAAATGCAAAGTAACTGACCCCGCAGTTAAGTTAGTAGCCGTACCGTCTGCGCCAGTAATCACAACTTGAATTTGGGGTCCGGTGTCGCCTTGCACATATTTATAGGTGTCAGCCATTAGTACCTCCGAGAACCGTCAAAACTGCGACTGCCGACCCGCAGGTTTACCCGCCTATAGTCGCGGGACTTCGCCATGTCGGCGTCCATGTCAAATTTGCTGCGGTAGTAGCTAGCAAGCTCTGGGTTAGACCACTCTTTGCCGGGTACTTCTGCGAGACGAGAAATTGCGCCATACGAAATACAGCGTCCGTTCGTTTCGTAAATCCAGTCTTCTACGCCCGTGGCCGACAGGCTTGGTTTTAAAACCCCTACGCCGCGAAACGTGTATTTTTTATCTGGTGTTGGGTAAAATCGCACCGAAGTATCTTGATAAACTGCGTAGTAAACTGGCTTGCCGTTTGTAGTAAAACGCGAAATGTTTACGTGCCTGTCGCTGATACGAGTGAGACACTGATCGCCTAGTAGCAACTCATAGATGTTTTCCAAGACCGCGTTTGTTGGGGTGTCTAGCTCATAATCTTTGGTCGACGCACTGGTAAAGTCTGGGTCGATGTCAAAACGCCAGATTTCGCTACGCGCAAAGAAGTCTGCGGCGGCTTCTTTCAGGTGCGCCTCGATCACAACCTCAGGACAACCCGGCAAATAGGGCTGTATGTAGGGGTAGAATTTCTCCCATACAACAGCCATTTTATGTCACCGACGTAGCTATCTTCGGCGATACAGCCGAGTCAGTTTGCGATTTTGCCCCTATAGCGGCATTAAACGCCCCGTAAGCCGCTTGGGCGCGTTGCTCGTTTGCTCCGTACTCCGCGTCTTTGCTGTACGCACGATACAGTACCCAGTCGATCATCGGAGACATGTAGATGTCGTCGAGATTTATTACGGTAGTGTCGGGCGAGCTGGCAGCAGGGTCAAGTTGGCTTTCAGTTAAAGCGTGCCCGGCTGGCGCATCAGCATAAATGACTTCGACCTGCGCCGTTGCAGTTGCGGGGGGGTAAACAAAAAACTCTTTGGGTTGACGCGGATCATGCATGTAATGCTGTATGTTATCGCTTTGGGTTTCAGCGTGCCATGTGGGTCGTTGGTCGTCTAACACTGCGCGAGATACTAAACGTACTGCTTTCAGCGTAGACCCGGATTTCATGTTTCGCGTAACGTCTAACAGCTGCAAAGCCGAAGGAAACCCGCCGCCTCCAGTTTTTGTCAAGACTTGCCGCGAACCCGCCGCACATGTAAACGTATCTGCTTTGGCATTAGCGTCAGGGCGCAACAACGTAATGGCCAGATAGCTTTCGTTGATCCAGCTTTGAAGTTCAGTGCGAGGCCAGCGAATGCTTGTGTCTTGCAAGACGTGTTCTACACGCTCAATAATGTCGATTACTTTAACAGTAGCCACGGTAAGCTCCTTTGCCGGGGAATAGGGGGAAGCGGACCTCCCCCTACGCTGTTAGGTTTAAGCTGTGCCGACCAGAGCTGTTACCAGCGCTTCTGGCTTAACGACCTTGCGTCCATATACGGCTAGGCCGCGAACGATGTCGCCAAAGTCAGTCTGGTTACGCAGAGGCTCAGTTTTGTTGATCTGCGAAGCAAACGAGCAAGCAGTGTTTGTACCAGCAACCATCATGCGACGGGCTTTGGCGTTAGACACTGTTGCGCCAGTAGCAGTCGCAGACAGACCGGGAACGAGAGCTTTAGCCGCTGCGCCTTTGGGCAACAGGTTGCTCACATAAACGGTGAAGCGATCCAGCATACCAATTTTACCTGTGCGGATAACGCTGGACTGGTCGCCAGTGAAGTACGCTTGGGCGATGTCGGTTTGCATCAGCAGCTGACGGTCACGTGGGGAGATAACCAACCAACGATTATCTTCAGGTACGTTTTGCTCATCAAGCGCAGACGACATTTGCAGGATGCAGTTAAGCACATTTGCGGGTGTTGCTTGGTTGATGGGAGCTACGTCTGTACCAAGGTTGTACGCGGCAGAGATCGCACCGGCTGTAGCGCCTTTGTTGGACGCGTGGGCACCGTTTGTGACGTACCAGTTGAAGAACGTCTCGTTTTCGATAGTGATCTTCAGCTGTTTGGCAGCGTCGTCAGTGAACATGTTCATCAAATCCATGTCCGCTTGGTGCGCGAGTACGTCGTTGACCTGTACGCTGAAATATTTACCCTGGTCGATCTGCATGTCTTGGAAGATCGGTACGGGTACTTCAGATGTCAGGGTAGTACCTGCGCCTGCGTAGTCGTTGATGGTGATCGACGGTGCTTGGCGAATACGAATGGTATCGCCTTGGTTTTTAATCTCGCCTTCCCAACTGGTGTTGGAAATTTCAGTCATCATGGTGTTAGCATAGAACTTTGCGTTCAGCTTGTTTGACCACAACTGTGGAATAAACGCACCGGAGTATGATGGGTCGGTGTCGAATGCGCCTGAACCGACGACGGGGAATACAGCAGCCATTTTGGCCTCCTACTAAGTTGTTTTAAGACTTAACAGCTGCTTACATGTTAACACATTAGATCACTGTCTAACGCGGCCTTCCATATACGCAACGGTTAACTCTGCTTCAAGTTTTTCCGCCTCTGCGTACTGCCCTCTGGTATTCAAGGTGCGAACTTTAGTCCAAGCGTTGTCTACCTCACGGGTAGAGTAAATCTTGGAGTTTTGCGCGGCACTCTGCGTACGGGTAGAATTAGCAGAACGATTTGGCGCAACCTGTTTCTCAAGCTCGGTCTTGCGATTTTGCTTAGCTACATCTGGTTCACCGAGTGATGCTTTCCAAAGTTTCACGTAGTCCGAAACTGCTTCTACATCACCGTTGTCAAATGCTGCCTGCGCTAGAACCCGGCGTTGGCCTCTAAGCATGGGATCATGCTCGTTTAGCCACGCTACCCAGCGTTCATCATTGTCGATTTGCGACCAGTCAGGGACTGCTTGTTGCAACCTCTGAGAAAAGTCCATTTCGCCAACTTGGCTACCCGTACTTGCAAGTTTTTCCTGCAACTTCGCAATAACCGCGTCTTGTCGCTCAAGCCGGTCTTCGTAATCTTGCGAGACCTCTTGCGCAACTCGTCGCTGAACGTCCAGAAGTTCTTCGCCATACTCGGCTCGATCTTCATCGGTTACAAAACTGACTTTCTCCTTCGACTTTGTCGGTTCGACCGGTTTAGCAGCTATATCCTTGCGGATTTGCCCAAGTTCTCCGTTTAGTTCTCGCACCTGCTGGTGCAATCGGGGAACTTCAGCGTCGTACTTACCCAACAGGGTTGCGTACTTCTGCTTAAAAGTCTCTTCCTCTACGTCCGTCGGTGACGTGTCAGCTGGCTCTACTTTGTCAGGTGGGGGTGCTGCTTCTGCCTCAGTGCCTACTTTCGCTTCCGTATCCATCTCCACCGCTTGTGGGTTTTGCTGGGCTTCTAGCGCTTTTTCGTACTCTTCGACTTCTGCAAGCTGTGCCTGCACCTGCTTCGGTAGTGCCATATTGTCTCCTTAAAGCGTCAACTCCGTATCACAGCGCCCTTGGTTGGGTATGCTGATCCCGTACTTGGTATGCTTCGTATGCCCCTAGAGGCGTTTCACTACTTTGTGCGCGTTTTCAAACGCCCTCAGTAAATCTTCAAATGCCTCTACTCTGCCCTGCAACCGGTGGATTCTTACCGTGTCGGTCGCTACTACAAGCATTGTCTTGGCGGTTTCCACTTCAGCCCTAAGCAGGCTGGGCAGTTGGTCATTCCCTGTTTCCTTAATCTGAAGCAGCGCTTGTGCTTGCTGCGGGTCACAAAGATTCAGGTCTATCATGCGGTTTAGATACTTTATATCTGTTAACGTGTCAACACATGTGAGCTATCGACCGTTTGGCCGCGGACTCATCGTGTTGTCCTGCCGACCGCCCATTTGCGTGCCGTCTTCTTGCAACTGTGCTGCTTCCTGCATCTGCTGCATCTGCATCATCTCTTGCTGCTGCTGCTGGGCCATGGCTTGCTGCTTCTGAACATCTTCTCGGCTAGGGACAAGACGATCGACATTGGTGTTGAGATTACCCGCCAAGTCGCGGAGTAATTCAGCCGTACCCGGCAAGCCAACAATTTGCTGTGCAACAGGGCTTTCCAGAACAAGACGGAGGAACTCAGTCTTACGGACACTTTCAGCTTCTTTAACCACAAGCGACATCGCACCGCGTGCCACAATTTGGACATCGCCAATAAGATCGGGGTCTTCTGAATACCTTAGATTCCTTTGATACTGACGCTGCACCATCGGTGAGATCACATCATGGTCAACGTTACTGATTACCTGTTTTATGCTTTTGCCAGCGTTAGACATCAGCATAGACAGCCCCGAGGAAGTACGTCCCGCACCGGGAACATGCTGGCCTGTCATATAACGAGGAATACCTGAAACTTCGTCGGCCAAAGCCATAAACTTATCAAACACCCCCATAAGCTCCGCAGCGTTAGAGTTTGGCTGAAAAAAGGTCATGGGTGGGCTAGCATCGCCGTATTCTGACTGCTTGAACTGCCAGATTTTCCACGGGTACATCTGCGTGATGTCTTCGCCAGCAGGAAGTCTGCTGATATTTACGCCGACTTGAGGTCCGCTGGAGATACCCATGTTGTTGGCAAGGCTACGCGCAGCCGCATTACACATGTTTTGCGCATCCATGCAGAGATCAGCAACACCGTTGCCGTCGATCCGCCCAGGTACTTTTTCAAAGCTAGTGATGTAATACGGTTTACGACCCAGCGGATCGTAGTTCAGCACAGCACGAATGACCGTGTTGTTAACCATCCAAACTTCACAGGGGTAGGATTTTTGGGGATCTGGAATTTCTTCTTCGCCTAAGCCCCACTCAAGCAGAATATCACCCGGGATCGTGTCCCACAGCTGTATTGCAGCTACAAGATCACCGCTTACGTCATCGAAATCTACGCCTGTAACGTCTTCCATAATACTGGTGTCGTGGTCCAACCAGTCGAAGCCGCCAACACCAAAATCTGACAGAATAGAGCGGACAGAATCTTCGTCGTAGCCCTCCATGCCCAACATATCTTCTACGTCTGAGCGGGTCAGATGATGAACCTCTATGACAGGCATGTTCTGGACATCATCGCCCCAAGGCATCCAGTAGAACTTAAACGGGTCTACGCGCTCCCACTCGTCGCGTACAACCTCAACTATACCCAGACCGCCATCCATGTACTTCATGGTTTTGCGCTTGCGCGGGATCGGGCCTTTAAGGATCGCGTAGGGGAACGTCGCAATGTCGTTGGTAAACTCAAACATAGCCTTGGTGAACCCGCCCTCTACGAACTGATCCTCCATTTTAGTTTCCATGCGCTCGACACGTTTGTCAGCCTCGAACTTCATCGCACGCATGGCTGTGTCTTTCATGCCCGACGCCAGCTGCTTCAGATCGGCCTCTGCGGGCTGTTCCCCGCCTGCTGCGTAGTGCTGCATAAGATTCTGCTGCATGATGCCCTGCATCGCAGTCTCGACGTCTGGGGGTACCTCAGGGAGCGGCGTAGCGGATATGCCCCATGGTTTGTCCGCACCAACGCCTAGGAGCGTGTCACGTAGCCAAGCAGTGGCCGTACGGCACTTCGTGCTGACAATGCCCATAAAGATTTCAGAGCCGCCCTGCTCGCGTATCTCAGCCATCTTGGAGGGTTCGTACTCCATGTTACGGGCGCGAACGCATTTCGACAGGCGAAGTTCTGTATTTTCTCGGTAGTGATCGCGCATAGTTTCCCAGCGACGACGGGTGTGGGACGCAAGTCCTTCCATCATCGGGGAGTTCTGCTTCTCCGTAGCAGCACGGTTAGCTTCTGCCTCAAGGTCAGAGGCGCGTGCAACGGGAACTAATGCTGGGCCAAGCGCCATATTATTTTCTCACATATAACGTCGTGCGTGCACTACCACTTATGTGCTTACATGTCAACATATGTACGCTCTTGGTTGTACCACAACCTCTTGAAGTATTCGTCGTACATGGCTTCGATGTCATCGTCACTCCAACCTTCGGGTATGCCACGGCCTTTTACCAACCGCATCATACGGTCGGCTTCTTTTCGTTTTTCTCTACTCAGGTCCATCCACCAGCTGAGACTTTAGTCACTTCTTTACGCTGCGCACCCCAAGCCGCGGAACCAAATGTCTCGCCGCCGTCAGCGTGCAGGCACATATACTGGAACGCATCGGCTACATCTGACCAAGGGTGGGATTTTTCTGGTTTTTCATCACGTGCGCCTTTGGTGTTTATTTTGTAACGATATTTCCCCGACAACGCTTGGACGAGCGAGTTCGCACTGGTCGAGTCTACCACGCAGGAATATTTACCGTCGACAACGCGTGTCAGGTATTTTTCTACCGCGGCTATGCGTGCAGCAACCGAGTTCGTCTTTGCGGGTTTGACCAAAAAGCCTTCAGCTTTGTAAATGTCAGCCACCGTGCGCTCGTCCGTCTGCGCACGCTGAAACGCCGCTGGGTCAATGATTACGAGGGTACTACGACCGGGAAATTTGTTCGCAAGCAGGGGTTTTAGGCGCTCTCTCACGAAGCGTAAGGCACCCATACCGTCCGAGATCAGTGAATCGTACACGACCAGCCGTCCATCGTAGGCAACTTGGCCTATCACAGCAGCTGGCGTCAGCCCTGCGTCCACACCGATCAGAAGAGGATCATCGGAGTACATCGGCGTTAGCTCTTCACTAGACGCGTGCACGGACCTGTCGAACGAACGGAACACAGGCTGGCCGCTTAGGGACTTGCCAAACTCAGCGTGGATGTAGACGTCTATCCAGTCTTCGGTTTTGCCGTGTGCTAGGTTGTCGTAGTAGTCATCGGGCAGGAATTTCGTCCAATCCGCCTCGGGGGCCAGACCACTGGGCTGGATCGTAACATGCACGTTATCTGGCGGCTCTGTGAGCAGCGTTTCCCAGAAAGTGTCCATGTCAGGGGGGTTTGTCATGCCCCAAACGTGCATATTCATGTCCCCGTCGTCGGTTTTACACCCCACACCGTTCATCATCTTGTCGGGATAACGACCAACACGACCTTGAGCAGTGTTGTAAATATCGGGGTGAATCTCCCTAAATTCGTCGAAAACGAAGAAACTGGCCTGTAATGAGAGCAATCTGCGCACGTCGTTGGCGTCATCTAGCCCCCTAAACAGCACTTCGCACTCAATATCGCCTACTTTTATGATGAATTTGTACTCTGTTTTGAGGAAAGACCCCATAACTCCGTCGGGAATCCACTTCAAAAAGTCAGGAATTGACGTGTCTCGCAGCTGTTCGCGGGTATTTCGCACCCAAATGGCCCTAGACCGGCGTACTCCGTCCTTGCACGGGGCCATTAACGCAGCGTGGTGCAGTATTTTCATGATTCCAGCGGTGGTTTTGGTTGATCCGACCGGTCCTACAGCTAACGAAATGAACTTTTCAGAGTAGAAGAAGTCATCAAGGCTCTTAATTACCTCAAAATTGATTTCATGGAGCATGTTCTACCGTGTCCATAGCCGCGTCGATCACAAGTTCTTCGTTATCCTTGGCCCGGGTGATGTTGATGACGACCTGAGGACCGGCTCCGCTGTTTGCAGCCTTTAAATCAGGCTCCAGCTTGCCCATTTTGTTCAGCATCTTCTGAAATTCTATGCGTGTCGCGGGGTTGATGTCTGGCTCTTGCATGGTGCGAAACAAATTATCCAGGTTAACCGCTCCCAAGAGCCGAGAGAAGGTTTCCATCAGGGCGGGATCGGCCTCGATAGCAGCAAGGTCCGCTTTTGACAGCAACGGCTTGTGGTTCTGGTCGGGGAGGATTTTTTGCACGTGATTGCTCATGCTTTAATCTGTTAACACGTGAACAGACATGGGTCAATGAAAGTAGAGCGCACCAAAAAGTGCACCACTTAACTAC